AATGATAAGCCAACTAGGTTTTGACCCATAGCTATAATAACAGTATCAATATCAGCAGGATCAAACTCGCCTATTGCTGCCGTTATATTTAGTGTTCCATCTATCGGTTCAGCCGCGATTCCACGAGCATAGTTACTTATCGGTCCACGCGGTGATCGTCTGCCTTTTGGCCTTATATTACCAAATCCTAATTGCCTTCTTGCCATTATATTTTCCTAATATGTATTTTGAAAAATTATTTAGATTCAGCTTCTTTTTTTGGCTCTTCTTTCTTCTGTACAGCCTTTTTAGGAGAAGACTTTTTAGCTTTAGCAGCTTCTTCATCTTCAGCTTGCATTTTCTTTTTAAGTTGAGATTTTAAATTTGCTCTTTCTTCAGATTTCTTTTTATTTTTTTCTTCAGCTGCAATTTCTAATCTTAATTCAGCTTCCTCTTTCAATTCAGCATCACTTTTCATCTTATCATAGCCACAAAACTCCATAGCTTTTCCTACTACAATACCACGATTTGCAACTACATTAGCAAGATTATCTTTTTGATCAGCACTTAATTCTTCGATTTTCATATTATTACCTTCTAAAAAAATAAGGTGCTAAACATATATTTAACACCTAATTAATTACTGATTATTCATTAACGATCAAGAAAGATACGTTAACATTTTTATTGTTATAGATTCTGTTCCAGTTAGTTGCATCTTCAAGCTCAGTGTAAGTCGTAGACTGACCGGCTCTTGAAGCATCTAAATAGCTAAATCCCCATGGGTGAATCAAGTCATTACGTCTTGACCAGATAGTGTTTTGACCACCACCTAAACCAGCTGCTGGAGTTCGATCTGATTCAGAAGGAGTTAACACATTTCCTGAAGCAAGACCAATTACATTTGAGCCAAAAAGCACACATGTATATTTAACTCGGTTTGTAAGAACTTCTCTTGGGAAGCTATCATCAACGATCAATCTTTTGCCCAAATAAGTTTGGAATGTAATATTCTTATTTGAAGGATCAATAGTTTCCGTGATAAGGTTATCAATTTGTAATCTTGCATGCAATTGAGAATGCATACCAATAGCAACGATATTATCTTTACTATCACCTTTTAACTGCAATGTATTAACAACATTCGTGTTGCTGATACGTTCGCCTGCTAAAATAGGAGATGCAAGGTCATTCGAAACGTCTAATGTAAAGTCAGAACTATCATTAGCTACGTTATCATTTAACAAACCTAAAAGAGTACTAATAACTCTTGACTCAATTACAGTCGCCCAGTAAAAACCGATTCGGTTTGTAATGGCATCAATTGCAGCCTGACCACCTAATTGCAAATCTTCAGCAATATCCATTACAGACCAAGACTGGTTCATAACAGCTAGACGGAAATCTTGTTCAGCAGAATCAATTTTATTCGGAGTTGACGTTGATGCTGAGTCATCAGAATAATTTGGTTCTGGAGTTCCTAGAGGGTTAAAGTTTGTAGTTGTACCAGTTTGACCACCTGGTGCTATCATTGTCTGTAACAATGAACTTGGTACAGCGATTCCAGATTGAATAAATCTGTTTTTTCTTACTTGTGCTTCTTGGGCCAATCTAGCGAACGTATTTGGTTCGTAGATATCGGCTAATTGTACTACTGCCATTTTGCTTCCTTAAAAAATAGTTTTTTCTTTTCCAGCAAGTCTTTCATACTCAGCAGGATTTTCCCTTGCTAATTGAACTTGCTCGAGCGAGTTATAATCGCTCATTTTATTTTTTACGGCACTGCCTTTTGATACTTTACCACCAGTAGCACCGCCGCCAGAAGCATTATTTATTGTAATTATGTCACTAAAATCATCATTTGCAATAAAATCTTTTTCCAATTCATCAATTGTCATTGTGCTCACAAGTCCTTCGGCATCCACCACTCTTGTTTGAGGCGTATCTCCATCGAAATCTGCTTGTAGCCTTGCTTTTATGTGAGGCAATAATACTTTTGGTTTTTTTGGATTCAGTTTAACAGCCAAGTTCATAGCTACATTATCGACTAGAGCTGTCTGTATAAATGATTTGTGCTTTCCGATTGTTCCTTCATAACCTTCAATCAATGTGGCTTTCTCGTTTTTAAACGATTTTTCCAAATCTTCGAATTTACCAGAATTCTTAAGATCGTCGTTTTCTTTAGTCTTAGCGTCTGACTCGTACTTTCTAAGTTTAGCTTCAGCTTTCTTTCTTCGATCAACTTCGTGAACTTTTGCGCTTTTTAATGCCGTAACATCAATTTCTTTGGGTTCTGGTATTCCTTCTACATCTAAAACATATCCATCGTCACTGGACGAATACATTGATTGCTGTGATTCTTCCATAGAATCGAATTCATCTGAAGATAAGTTAAACTTTAACATAATCTTTTACTCCATTAATTTTCACCAGTACTACTGGTATTGTCTTCACCACCGTTTGGCAAAGTGTCCGTCTGTTTCTGTTCTAACAATTTTCTTTCTTCTTCTTTTCTTCGGTCTAATTCTTCTTGAATAAGCTTGTCATCCTCAAATGCTAATCCGCTTTTCTTTAAGGCTGTTCTGATTTCAGGCGTACTGATAATTCCAGATAACCATTCTTCCAGCAATTGTCGTCTTTCTTCTGGACTCATTGTTGCCAAATCAAATTCAGTTGGTAATTCAAATTTAATATCATCTTCCGGAGCACCAACAAATTGTGCTGCCCATACAAATGCCTTCTCAATAGCTTCTGAGACATTTTTAGCGGTGGAAGCAAGGATGCTATTTTCTGCTGATTTTTCCATGTTAGCCTCTGTAGCAGTTCTTTCCACTGTTGTAGGCTGGATCAACTTAGCACCCAATGCTATCATTTGACCCTCTTTTAGCTTCATAGCTTCAAAAGGCATCGTATTTGGAAGCGGTTGTAATAATGTTGCTGTACCGCCTTCAGGTAAAGGAACTGATACTCTTGAACCAAGCTGTACCTTTCCTCCCTTAAAATATTCATCTACCCAAGATTCAGTTAACCCTGAAAATACTGGAGTAGGTTGACCGACAATAAATGCCGATTCTTCGTAATCAGCACTATTTCTATAATGGGCAATATTAATTGCTGCAATATCGTACATTGGAGGAAAATCAATTTCTGGGTCATTATTTTCTGATCCAACAAATGTAAATGGGATCTCATTAAATGGATCGCCATCTGAATTTTTTGGAATATATTCTTGCATCGCTCTAAAGTCTTGGAATTCTTTTCCAGTTGCTTCATCGACAACAGTTGTTTCTCTAAATATTCTGACTCTATATTCGTCATCATCATCTAGATCAAGGACCCTATATTGCTTTTCAAATTCTTCCGTGAATCCATCGTCATCTATTGGGAACTCTTCTTCAATAACCACCAAAGAAAGAACTATTAAAGCTCCCCTGGTTTTTACTCTCCAATTAATAATAGATAATGGATGGTATTCAATTATGGTTGGCCTGACATCTCCACTTTTAAGTTGAGCTACAGTTGTGGCATCGTCAGTATTTGGGTAATCGGTCAAAAGTCCAGCTCTACCGAAACTCAATACATCAGTATTCAATTTCTTGGCTTCTTGCATTAATGTATTGAATCCATTAACATTAGCAATCATTGGCTCAAGTTGAGGCGGAAGTTTTATTAATGGTTTTCTCATAAAAACCTGACCATTTAATCCAGTCAATGTTCTTCTGGTAACATTGTAAAAAACAGCTCTCTCTAAATAAGCTGCATATCTATTTGTATTTTCTTGTGAAACATCTGCCTTATTTGGCTTAGGTAGGTATGTTTCTTGTTTTAATTTAATTTGTTTTTCACCTTGAAGGCAGTCGTCAATCAGTATATATATTGATGACATTTCGGCCAACGTGTCTAATTTATCATCTACTGCCATAGTTTTATCCTATCAATAAGCATAAGTAACTTCGATTTTACTAGCTATTCTGTTAAGTGAGGATAACACTTTATATCTGATAGCATCCCATATATGCTCTTCTGAGTCAGTATCGACGTCATCTAACTCTTTTTCGTCCCTGGCAAGAAATGGAATGATCTCTAAAGATGCACTGCAAATATTCATAAAATAAAATCCTTGGCCTTCTTCTCTAACGGACGATTCTAATCTATCTCTGAACAATTGGAACCCATTTTTTCTAGACCCTTTTGTTTTATCAGATTTAGTCCACCTGACTCCGTAATCTTTCATTTTCTTTTCGATTGTTTCAACATCCGATTGCAACGTTTGGCCGATCTGATTATCAGCTGGTCCTGGCCAAACTTTTCCTTCAATCCAATTTTGTTTTTTAAGCATAGCCTCAATCTCAAGTATGCCTCTAGCTATATCTGGAGCCGACATCTTGATACCTCTATTCGTACCAATCTCATCGGTTCCATACCA